AAACCTGCGACCCACAAGGACATACGTGGACAGGGCCTAAGTCTCTTAAATCGGTGCCGAAAGGCTCAGGAAGGGTATCTAAGGGCGCCTTACGGCGCAGGAATGTAGGCATAACAAAGGGGTGGAACCGCATTGCCTGGCTCGGCTCCTTCCTGTGGTCAGTCGCCTCTCGGCTACGCCTCGGCCCTGACAAGGGCCGCCTTCTGTTATTCGCCTACGGCTCATATTGTACACAGATGCCTGCCAAATGTGTGTCTTGCGACACGCCGTGTGGTACGATCTGATAATGACAACTCTGATAGGAATTCAAGGACCTGACTTTGTCGTCCTTGCTGCTGATAGCCAAATCACTGATAACGATCAGCGCATTATCAGTATGCAAACGCCCAAGATCGTGCGTGTGGGTAAGTACATTCTCGGCGTCACCGGTGACTCACGCCCTGGCGATATCCTCACCTATAACTGGAAGCCTCCGATATATAAAGGAACTGACCCTGTCGAGTGGATGGGTAAGAGAATAATCCCAAGTATCCAGTTAGCCTTTAAGGACAATGGGTATGAGATGGATAAGGATGCAAGCTTCTGCTATCTACTCGCCTTTGATTCTATGCTGTTCTCTATAGGCCAAGACTTGTCATTTAATGCAAGTGAGCACGGTCTATTCACCGCAGGAAGCGGCGGTCCTTATGCACTCGGTTATCTTTATTCTTTGAAGCCACACTCCTACAAGAGCCTGCTAATGGCAAAGGTTGTTGCAGAAAGAGCAGTAAAGATCGCGTCGGTTCTTGACATCAATACCTGTCCACCGATTCAATTAGTTACTCAACAGAGAGGGTGGGAAGATTGATCGGATTCTGGTTCGGTTTGCTAATTGGCTTTGTCGGGGCATATGCTTTTGACTACTGGCTTACAAAGAAGGATGAATATTGAAACACGTCGTAATGTTCTCAGGAGGTATCGGATCCTGGGCTGCGGCAAAAATGGTTGCTGCAACATTTGGAACAGATAATCTTTACTTAGTCTTTACCGATGTAAAGGGCAATACTGAGTCTCCACATATTGGGGAAGATGAAGATACCTATCGGTTTCTAGACGACGCAGTAAAGAACATTGGTGGCACTTACATCTATATCAATGAAGGCAGGGATATTTGGGAAGTATTCAAGGATAAAAAGTTCCTTGGAAATTCTCGATTAGCCCATTGCTCTTTTGATTTGAAACAGAAACCTGCTAGAAAATGGCTTAATGAAAACTGTGATCCAAACGATACTATTGTTTATGTTGGTATTGACTGGACAGAAACTCATCGTTTGCCAGCAATCGTTAAGAACTACAAACCTTATAAAGCTGTTGCTCCATTAGCAGAACCTTATTATCATACAGAAGACAAAATGTATTACGATAAACAAGAGTTAATTGAATGGGCTGAGGCTGAAGGGCTAAAGACTCCACGCCTATACAGCCTAGGTTTTAGCCACAACAACTGCGGTGGTGGCTGTGTGCGTGCAGGGCAAGCACAGTTTAAGAAGTTGCTAGAGATTATGCCTGAACGCTTTGCTATGTGGGAAGCAAAAGAACAAGAAATTATTAAGCATATAGGCAAGGATGTATCCATACTTATGGATATGAAAGATGGGTTAAGAAGGTCATTGCCTTTGATAGAATTAAGGCGTAGAGTAGAAGACCAACCTCAGTTAATAGACAATGATGATCTAGGTGGATGTGGTTGTTTCTTTGAAGAAGACGAAAGGGGAGAAGAGTGAATCCAAAAGAATTATTATTAACGGTTCTGCACGAGAAAGATGCTAACAAGTCTCGATCAAAGCAGACACAGGTTGGTCCATCAGAAATTGGTGGTTGCCGGCGCAAGGTTTGGTATCGGTTGAATGACCAACCAGAGACTAACTTTCAGTTAAAGAAACTAGCAGCCATTATGGGAACTGCTATCCACTCAGAGATTGAGAAGTCAATCGAGGCTATAGATCCTAACGGTGAAAAGTATTGGGTTGAAACTGAGGTTGAGTATGACGGGATCAAGGCTCATATTGACTTGTTTATTCCAGAGACTGGATCAGTTGTTGATTGGAAGACAGTCAAGGTTAAGAACCTTTCATACTTCCCAACAGCGCAACAGCGCTGGCAGGTACAGGTCTATGGCTATCTGTTAGAGAAGTCTGGCAAGGCAAAAGTTAAAGATGTAAACCTTGTAGCCATTGCTCGTGATGGTGATGAAGGTGATGTGCGGATACATACAGAACCATACGATGAAGTGGCAGCACTAGAGGCGCTGCAATGGCTAAGCAATGTAAAGAACTTAACAGAGGCACCAGCTCCTGAGAAGGATCAGAGTTTCTGCAAGAGTTATTGCCAGTACTATGACGCATCCGGTGAGATGGGTTGTGTAGGTTTAATAAAAGAACGTATCGTCCTTAGTGAAGTCGTGATTGAGGACGCGCAAGTTGACACTCACGCATTGCTGTATTTGCAGTTAGATGAAAAGATTAAACAGATGAAGGCAGAACAGGATTCCTTGAAGTCATCCTTCGAGGGAACTACTGGCGTTACTGCTAGTGGTATTCAGATCAGTTGGACTTCCGTTAAAGGTCGTGAGACAGTTGATGCTGAACAAGTAGAAAAACTATTAGGCTTCTTGCCAAAGTTAATTGGCAAAGAGTCTGTTAGATTAAACATCAAACCAAGTGGAGGAAAGTAATATGGCTGCACCAGAATCAACCAAGTTCCAAGTTAACTATAAGTTAGCCGATGGAACACTTATCAATCTATATGCTGCAAGTGTTACAGAACTAGAATCAGGTCTTGCAGATCTTGCAATGAACGCACTCAACATCCGTGCTACCGGCAGTGAACTATCAGGCGGATCAGCACCAGTATCAGCGCCAGCACCAACAGTTGCAGCAGTTGCTGCAGCATTTAATGCAACACCAGTTGCAGCAGCACCTGCTGCAGATGGATCACAGTCTTGCCGTCACGGTGTGATGGCACTACGTACAGGTACATCAGCTCGTGGACCTTGGAAGGGCTATATGTGTGCTGCACCAAAGGGTGCAACAGACAAGTGCGAGACCATCTGGATTAGATAGCCAATGCGCGAGCCAAGGTTCTATGAGAACCCTGCTTGCGCTAACGTAGGTGGAGATTTCTGGTTCCCGGAAAGACACGATGGATCCAGTAACTCAACTGAAATGCTTATGGCTGTTCGCATATGCAAAGGTTGTCCTCACCGTACCGAATGTGCAGAATGGGGAATAAAGAAAGAACGCTTTGGAATATGGGGCGGTCTATCTGAAAGGCAGAGGCGGTTGATCCGCCGACAAAAGAATATTACGTTGAGAGGGGAAGACGTTGCTTGACTTATCACGCGCTTGGAGTGGGGTGCTTACCAAAGCAACACCACTTCCTGACGTGTGGAAGGCGCTGTCGGCTAAGCAGATCAAGTTCCGGCGAGGACAAGTCTGTATGGTAGCTGGCGCACCTAACGCTGGTAAGTCTATGTTTGCACTCGTCTATGCGATGAAAGCAAATGTGTCAACGCTTTTCTTCTCGGCAGATACAGATACCACAACTGTAATGATGAGAGCAGCATCCGTTGCATCCGGTCATTCACAGGTATCGGTGGAGTTAAACTTATCTAACGATAAGCACTACTACGATAAACACTTTGGCAAGTTAAGTCATATTAAATGGGTCTTTGATTCCTCGCCATCACTAGATGATATCGAGTTAGAGATCAGAGCATATGTGGAGTTGTACGGACAGGCTCCCGAACTGATAGTTATAGATAACTTAATGAACGTAGCAGCAGAGACTGACAATGAGTGGGCTGGATTGCGTGCGATAATGATGGAACTGCACGATATGGCACGTAAGACAGAAGCTTGCGTACTTGTGCTACACCACGTATCTGAGCAGAGTGAGTATGGATCACCATCTACACCACCTGCTAGACGTGCTATTCACGGCAAGGTAAGTCAACTGCCGGCGTTGATCCTAACGCTT